GCGAACTTAACTCACTCAAGGCAAACGATCAAGAGTTTGGAAAGCGTGTTGACGCAGTAGAAAAGGAAACTGCTTTCCGCAAGTCTGCTGACTTTGGAGAGGTCATGCAGGTTCAGCCAGAAATGGCTGAGAAATCACTATGGGGTGGACGTTTCCTCAAGAAGTCCGACCTATTCTAAATTACAGGAAAAATTACGGAGGTGAAAAGAATTATGTCAGACGAAAAGAAGACAGAAGAGACTGCTTCTGTTGAGAAGACAACCGTTTGGGAAGGTGAAAACGGCGGCTCACCAGTTCTTACTGGTCAGCAAGCACCTGTTGGCGGTGGTGGTACCGATAGTGGTGTTCCCGCAGTCCCAGGTGACGCTTGGATTGGTCACGCTTCTGGTGTTCACGCATCAGGTGGCGTTGGTCGTGTCAACGATGGTTACGCTGAGAACTACGGCAACCTAGGACAGGCCGCAGACATTTTCACAGGATCAGATGACCCAAAACTCGCAATTGACCCATCAGGGCAGTTGGGAGGTGGCATCCTCAACCCAGAGCAGTCCCGTTCATTTATTGATTACGTTTGGGACGCTACCGTTCTAGCAAAGGACGGTCGTCGCATCACAATGCGTGCAAACACAATGGAACTTGAGAAGGTTAACGTTGGTGAGCGTGTTGTTCGTGCAGCAGCACAGGCTGACGGCACTTACAAGAATGCTGGTGCAACTTTCTCTAAGGTGGATCTTTCTACCAAGAAGTTGCGTCTAGACTGGGAGGTTTCAACTGAGGCACTTGAAGATAACATCGAAGGTGCAGCACTAGAAGATCACCTAGTTCGCTTGATGACAGCAGCATTTGCTAATGACATTGAGGATCTTGCTATCAATGGTGACATGAGTGTTTCAACAGCAGCAGGTGCTCCAATTGATAACAACTTCCTATCCATTATGGATGGTTTCTGTGTGCAGGTAGACGAAGGCTCTCACGCCGCTGTCCCACCTGTATTCGCAGAGTCAGGATCAGAGTTGCGTCAGTACGCACAGGCTAGCGATACCTTTGCTCCCACACCAGGAAACAACGTTACTGATGGTAACACCCAGGGAACATGGGATCGCTTTGTAAACGACGGTGGAGGATCAACTGAGTATGATGGTACTAACCCATCACCATGCCCAGGTGGACCTTGCACACCCGACTTTAGCCCAGGTGTTATGCAGGAGATCATCCTCGCAATGCCACGGAAGTACCGTGCAATCAAGAACGGCCTACGTTTCTACGCAGGTAGCGATACCTTTGCTCAGATCGTAAAGCAGAATGGAACAGGCACCAACACAGGTGCATGGCCTGCTTCCTACGAGTATGCAAATGCATATCTTGGAGGTGCAGCACAGGAGTTCGGTGGCCCACAGGCTACTCGTGTTCTTGGTGTTCCAGTTCTTGAGGTTCCTTACTTCCCAGAGAACCGTGTGGAACTAACTTATCCACAGAACCGTATCTGGGGTATCCAGCGGGATATCACGGTCAACCGTGAATATGTTGCTAAGAAGGACACCATTGAGTACACCGTGTTCATGCGTTTCGGTATTGCATGGGAGGAACTCAACGCAGTTTCTTACCTCGCAACACCAATTGCAGGCACTCCATAATATTTATGGAAACACGCACGTTTGTTGGGGGAGGGTTTCGGCCCTCCCCCTTCAAGCATTTGTGGTATAATAGACACAATAGTAGTGAAGGAGAAAACTATGAATTTTAACGATATGTCTATCAAGGCACTACGGGCATACGCTAAGGAAAACAAGATTAAGTTGCAGAGTGCAACTAAGAAGGCAGACATCGTTGCTATCCTAGAGGAAGCAACAGGTGAAACCGTGCAGGAGCCAAATGCATTTGAAGACTTCATTGCAGATAGCAACGCAGACGCAGTTGTTGGTTCTCGTGCAGAAGAGGCAAGGGCAGCACGGGAAGAGCAAGAAAAGATTGAACGTGTAATGGCTACTGAGGTAGATCCACGCACACCAAAGCGTACAGACAATCGGGTATGCGTTTACTCTACCCGCAAGTATTCCTCATCTCAACTAGGTAAGTTGGATCTAGGATACAACATCGTCAAGCGTGAATTGGCTGAGTTGTGGATTCGCCTACCTGATGTGCGTCCTGCTAGTGAGGCAGAACTACAGCAAGCAATGGCTGCTGGTATCAAGCCTGGACAACTCGTGCGAGGCGGCAAGCGGTAATGGAAATCCTACGTCAGCCACCTTTGCCTCTTGTGCTTGAAATCCCAGGGGCACTTCCAGATGAGCAGTATGATGTGGTTATTGCTAATAACCAAACAGAATTTGCTGCCTTCATTCGGTCTGACGTAGATGGCTTGCTCAAGGTTGTTTTGCCTGTCTACCCCTTTGCTTTGTATGACGAGGATTA